AGCGAATTCACCACACTAATGTTTAAATCTTTCGATCTTGAAACAATCATGAGTGAATCCGCCGCTTCATTGGGGACCGGGAAGGAACAACCCGGTGCGCATAACGCCGACCAAACCACCTTTCGTGATAGGGTCGTGTCACGCGATGTGTCATCCAGGACCGATCAGGAGATATTCGACTACGCGTTTACACAACGTATGTCAAATGTCTCGGCTCTTGGATGTGTGGAGAAGGTTGCGAGCAAGGCGTGCTCCAACCTGCTCAGTGCGCAGTACGCGCCTGAGCTTGTGCGGACCATAAGGACTCTTGTAGAGTCTGTGGTATGGCCGTTTGTCTGTTTCCGGACGGAGAGTGATGGAAAGTTGTTTGAGGGGGACGACCTTCTCAGATTTACTAAGTCAGTCACGAACTCTGCAGAGGTCATCGCTAAGTACGCGGTACTAGGCAATGACAACAAGGAGCAGACGATGATGAAGTACTGGTTGGATAGGCTCTTCTGCTTTGTGTCGCAGAGTGAGGAGCTTCCCAAGAAACCAGAGTGGCTTGACGAGCGGGATGAGCTGTTCAGCGGGTTTTGCCGTACTGGCATTAAACGTGCGCTGGCCCAGGCGAAGAGTAGGACTGGTAAGACGGCCTTTAAGGCTTTGTCTTTCATCTACTCCCTCCAGAAGGGTTCTAAACAGATGTGGCCCGCGCTCGGCGACGAGAAGAAGCAAGCTGCTCTGAACGACCACGCGGTGGCGTTCGGTACTAAGCAGTCGTACCCAGACCCGGCATTAATCGACGAGGTTGAAGACCTCTCGATGGAGATTAACCGACGGACCGATGTTACTGCTAATAAGTTCTGTCCCTCTAGCTCTGCGTGTTTGCAGGCTAGCCGAGATAAGGGGGGAGCCCTGGGGTTGTTTGATCCCCTGGACCTAGAGAGATTCATGAAGAACCCAACGATAGTCGCGGACTATCCTAACATCACATACCCCCTGACGGGGCGGCGTGTGAGATTGGGGAAGTTACGCGAGCTCAACATGATGATGACTCTCTGGCGGAACCATGCCTTCCACGAGGCTGAGAAGAATGCGTGGAGAGATTTGCAGACGAGTGTGAGGGACGGCAAGGTGGGTGTCAGTACCTTGAGGGGGGACGATAGTGAGCCACGTTCGGTGGCCTCGGAAGTGGGCGTGATTGCCATTCCCGAGCCTGGTAAGTTCCGCATCATCTCTAAGGGCAATGGATGGCTCTACTCGGCGTTACAGCCGTTGCAGGGCGTCCTCCTAGAGAATTGGAAGCGGAGGCCAGAGTCTACTATGCTATCCCCGGACCTTACTGAGAAGGTTCGCCAGATCGAGATCGCGACGCGGTCATTTCCGGGTTTCCAGTGGGAGAGTGTCGACTACAAGGCGGCGACCGATACGCTTAAGTCAGCAATGACTCAGGCGGTCATCGGGCCCCTGAGCCACCTCCCGGGCTGGGAGCTCGGAATGATGTCAGTGAAGAAGGGCATCTTGATCTATCCTGACGGCAAGCGTGTGCTACAGGAGGAGGGACAGCTGATGGGTCACCCCCTCAGTTTTACCTCTCTCTGCACAATCAATCTTGCCGTTTGGCGATACAGCGTCAAGCAATGGGTTGCGCGGGATAGCGCGGCCCGAACTGCAATGGGCGAAATCCTGATGGGGAGTGTGATCATCAATGGCGATGACCTCCTCGCGCGGATGTCCCTGGAGCTGAGTGAGATCTTCTGGCTGAATGCTAAGTCAGCGGGTTTCGTTCGCTCTGTGGGGAAGAGCTATCGGTCACCGGATACCTGCCAGATCAATTCGCAGGTCTTCAAGGTGATGAAGGATGTGGTTACCCGAGTGGGGTACCTCAACCTTCGGCTGGTCACAGGGGCAAATATCAAGAACGGTGATTCGGCGGCGCTCCCTACTCAAGTAGGTCGTGAGCTGTCGAATATGATTAAGTTCTGTCCCTGGGCGGCGAGGTCAGTGTCCGCTGCGTTTCGGCGGTGGAGTTCTGACTTCTTCGCGCGCAATTTCACTCCTAACTGGTATCTTCCCGTTCACCTGGGAGGGTTCGGTATGGATGCGCGATTTGCTCCGGACACCTGGAGGGTGACCCGGGCCCAGCGTGTGATGGCCGCACACTTCGTCAATCATCCCGAGCTGGCGCTTTATGCGTCCGAGATGACGAAGGTTCCGCGTGCTAAGGCAATAAGGATAGCCGGTGCCACCCTCAACTTCCGCCTCCGCCGTGGTGACGACTACGACGTGTTGGGTGAGGAGTATGTAAGTGCTGACGAGTGGCTAACTAGGATTTGCCTAGCTGCTCGGCTCAGTGGAGGGTCAGGAGGAGTTGATTCGGATCGCAAGGTGTCAAGGTTGGTGAAAACCGACTATCGCCTACGGCCGATGAGTCTTGGAGGGTTGCTGGACTACTGGGAGCGGAGGCTGATCGCAGTCTCGGCACCTGTCTGCCCACCCCTCGTGCTGAAGACATACTCCGAGGGCACCGTGGCGAAGGTTCGTGCCGCACGGTATTCAGTTATGGCCCAGAATCGCCGCGATGTTCAGCGGGTTCTGCGTGAAGGCCAGACGTGGACTGATGCCGACATCGTCGCTGCGACAGTTGACGATGGATGGGGGGATGTGGGGGAGAATCTGAGTCCGGACAGCCTCAATTTGTTGCGTCTCGTTGACGACAGCAATTGGGATGGTGTCCCTCTCGGAACCTCTACTACCTCCGTTGTGGGGACGGACTAACGCGTTCCTGGGCCGTGTTCGGGCCCGAGATAAACCGACACCCTTTGCATATGGGTAAAGTGCCGAGTTCCCGCGTTAAGGGGATGGGGTTTAGTGATGTAATCGACCCAAAACGGTGTGTGTCGGTTGGACACCAACACACTTAATAGTTCCGTGCTAAGCAGAATGCCGAGAGACTGCACGGAGTCGTCCCCCGCATGGGGTTGTCACTAGATGTACAGTCCGACGTTTGACAGTCGGATCCCATACACGTCTAACTTTGATTCGAGCCTGTCCATGCCGATCAAAATTCGCAAAAGTGCTCGCAAGTCGATTCAGCGAGCACGCTCTCAGCCGAGAGTTGTTGTGAGTCGCCCCCAACGCCAGACCGGACGGTCAGTCGGCAAGCGAGGGGGAGGGATGTTTCAGCAGTCTACCGAGGGTGACACGGAGCGGTATCTCGCCGCGATTGTCGCCCCCTTCGAAGACTATGACCCCCTACCTAAAGTACCTGACCAGATCGGGGTTCGCACCCTGTCGTTCCGGGCGAAGATGTCGACTACCGTTGCTGGTACGACTTCGTCTCCGCTTTACGGCACGATGGTGGCCGCCCTCACTCCGATCTATAATGTCTGGGATTCTGTCTGGAATACTACACCTTCTAACTCGGTGGTCGGTAGTCCAAACGTCCCGGATATGTACCCGCTGACCCTGGCCACGCTTGCCTCCTCCTTCACGGGGACGGCTCAGATTGCGTGGGACCAAGGAATACAGTGGGAAGTAGCGCCAGATCAGTTGTATCCTTCGACGAACAACCCTGGCCCTAGTGGTGATGGTGTGTTTTCTGAGGCCCGATGTGTTTCCGCAGGCTTGCGGTTCACTTTCTCGGGGAACTACACTAGCACCGATGGAGTTCTGTATGCAGCAGTCATACCTAAGAACGCGATAGTACCATTCCTCTACTACCTCCAGAACACTACGACCAGT